TCGGCATCGCCCACAGCGCGAATACTGTCACCTGGCCGGATGACCATTTCAGCGAGAGCGAACTCCAGATTCTGGAAAACGATCCAAATCTGATTGTGGTCCGCCTACAGGATGTGCCTGAAACCTCAGGGGGTGATGATGCTGTTTCCGCCCTGACCGCTGAGCGTGACGGCCTCAAGGTACGCGTCAGCGAGCTGGAGGAGACAGTTCTGCAGCTCAACCAGGATGGCGACGCGCTTAAGCAGCAGCTTGCCAGTGCAAACGGCACCATCACGGAGCTGGAGACAGTACGTGATGCACTGAGCAAGAAGCTGGATGCGCTGCAGGCCGGTTCGGAAAACCCGGACAAAAAGGCCAAGGGGTAAGCCATGTACGCGAACCGTGAGGACATGGTCAGGGCGTTTGGTGAGCGTGAGTGCGTGTCGCTCACCGACCGCAGCTATACCGGGCAGATTGACGATGATGTGCTGAACGGCGCACTCACTCAGGCCAGCGCTGAAATCGACGGTTATCTCTGCGGTCGCTATCCGGTGCCCTGGGCTGATGAGCCCCGTGTTCTCGTCGGTCGCTGCTGCAACATCGCCCGCTACCTTCTGTGCGGCTCTGAGACCCAGATGACAGCTGAAATCCGCGAGCGGTATGAAGACACCGTTCGTTACCTGGAAAAAGTTGCATCCGGGCGAATCAATCTGGGCCGCACGACGACGGGGGAAGTGGTGAAAAGCGGAACCGGTGCGCGGATGGTGTCGGGTGGTCGCGTCTTCGGGCGTGACCAGACTGGTGGAGGAAGCTTCTGATGGTGGTTACGGATATTGAAAAAGCCATCGTGGAGCGCCTTCGCAAAGGTATGGGACGTATGGCGAAGAACGTGCGCTCCTACGGCGGCGAGCTGGACGGCGAACCTGCGGAGGTACTGCGCCAGCTCCCTGCGGTCTGGGTGACCTTCGGCGGGGTACAAAAAACCGAGCCATACAGCACAGCCCGGCAACGGTTTGTCACCCACGGTCGCTTTGTCGTGGTGGTTGGCGAGCGCAGCCTGCGCAGTGAAGAAGCGGCCCGAATGGGTGGGCCGCATGTGCAGGAGGTGGGGACGTATATTCTGGTCGCCGCCGTTCGTCGTCTGCTGTCGGGTCAGGATATGGCCGATACGGGTATCAAAATCGACCCGCTCAGCCCCGGTCGCGTGCGCACGCTCTTCAACACCCAGATAGAGTCTCAGGCATTTTCCGTTTTTGCCTGCGAGTTCGACACGAAATGGATTGAGTCAGCGCTGGAGAACGGGCGTTACCCGCTTACGGATGCGCCGGAAGGCCATGTTGATCATATGTTCCAGATTTACGGCGGTGCCACCACCGACGATGACCCGGCATGGCTGAGAACCCGACTCAGTTACGATCTTAAGCAGCCTGATAAAGACAATGCAGCAGAGGACATTATCAGTCATGAGCAAAATTAAAGTAAAAGCCGCCAGAGGGTTGAGCGTGCCGCGCGAAGATAATGCGCGCCGCTACATTACCGATGCGGCACCCCTTGAGGTGGAGAACACCGCTTATTACCAGCGTCAGGTAATGGCCGGTGATCTGATTATTGTCACCAGTAGTGACAAGAACACCAAAAGCAAAAGCAGCGAGCCCAGCGCGGAGGTGAACGGTGAGCAGTCCTAATATCAGCTTTGACACTATCGGTACGAACCGCAAACCGGGTCAGTATATTGAGTTCAACACCCGCCTGGCCGTTCGCACCCTGCCAGGTAACACCCAGAAGGTGCTGATGATTGCGCCAATGCTGGCCTCCGGTTCGTCTGCACCGCTTGTCATTCAGTCTGTTTTCTCTGATGAAGAAGCTGCGACGTACTTTGGCCGTGGCTCACTGGCGCATCTGATGGCCACAGCGGCCATCGGTGCCTACCCCTATCTGCAGTTGCAGATCGTCGGGGTCAGCGATGCGGCCACTGCAACAGCCGCGACGGGCAAAGTCACCCTGACCGGCACAGCATCTTCCGGCGGCAAGCTGAGCGTGACCATTAATGGTACCCGTATTGATGTCGGTATTTCGGCAGCAGATACGGCGGAGACTATTGCGGCAGCGTTGACGGAACTGATTACCCAGAAAGACGGGTTGCCAGTCACGGCAACGGCAAACGCGGGGGAAGTGACCCTGACCTGCCGCCATAAAGGGGCGGTTGGTAACGACATTATTGTCTCTTCCGGCGTGACGGCAGCGGGTATCACAGCGGCGACCACCACGCTTGCAGGCGGCAATGTTGATCCGGATATTACGCCGGCGCTGGCAGCGGCCTTCTCTGCAGGCCATAACATTGTTGTTTGTCCGTTCTCCACCCAGGAGGCGATGACGGCGCTGCGTAACCATCTGACAAACGTCAGCAATGCGATGGAGCAGCGCGGCGCAATCGGTGTGGGTGGGTGGCGCAAGTCGCTTTCCACAGGCATTGCACTGGCCGCCTCACTGAATGACGGGCGTATCACGCTGGGCTGGCATAGCGGTTCGGTAAAAACCCCGGCGCAGATTGCCGCTGCCTATGCTGCTGTTATCGCCAGTGAAGAGGACCCGGCCCGCCCGCTGAACACCCTTGCGATGAGCACGCTGGACGTGACTGCAGTAGAGAGTCAGCCAGGGCGAACCGAGCAGGAGAATGCCCTGCGTAATGGTCTTACGCCGTTTGAGATTGGCCCCGGTGACAAAGTGCAGATCGTTCGCGCTATCAGCACCTACACCAAAAACGCCCAGGGCGTGGATGATGTGGCGCTGCTGGATATCACCACCATCCGAACGCTGGACTACGTGCGCAAGGCCTGCCGTGAACGCATCGCTCTGCGATTCCCGCGTGACAAGCTCAGCTCAAGGACGCCTCCGAAGGTGCGCAGTGAACTGCTTGATGTGCTTTACAAGCTGGAGGAGCTGGAGATTGTCGAGGAGGTGGATGCCAACAAAGACGGTCTTATTGTGGAGCGCGATCTGCAGGATGTTAACCAGCTGAACGGTCGCATCCCTGCGGATGTTGTGAATGGCCTGCACGTCTTTGCCGGTCGAATTGATTTGCTGCTCTGAGGAGTAAACCAGAATGGCTCTTGAAGAATATGTTGGCGCGATCGTCATGGAAGTCGACGGCCAGGAAATTGAAGTGACCGACCTCAAGGAAGATGTGACCACCGGGCGAAAGCTTGTGAAGACGATGAACAAAACGGGACGTGCCAAAGGTTTTTCCCGTGGCATCGAAGAGATCCAACTGACCGTTACGGTAGTTATCCCGGAATCCGGCGACCTGAACTGGGGCGGTATTGAAGGTGCGAAAATCACCCAGTATCCACTGAACAGCAGCGGTAAACGTGTTTCTTACCTGGACTGTTTCAGCACTCAGGCCGGGGCTCAGTATACCGTCGACAACGAAGCGAAGCGCGATATCACCATGAATGCGCTTCGTCGGGTGGAGGAATAAATGGAAAAGCAGCAGCTTTTATATGGCGTTAAATGCGGTGAAAAAGTCCATTTTGACTTTGCCGTCAGGCTGCCAGTGGTGAGCGATACCATTGAAGCGCTGCGGGCAACCGATGAAGCCTGCGGCACGACCGAAGGCGCAGCCGCAAACATGTATTATCGCGTTGCGGTGATGGCGTGTGCAATTACTTCCCTCGGAGACCTGCCGAAGGAGGAAATCACGGCAGAGCTGTTACTTAACGAGCTGAATGATGATGATTTCGATCTCATCGATGCTCAGATTGAAGCCATTAAAAAAAAGCGGATGGATTTGAACAAAAGCTCACCGGGTACCGAACCCTCGTCCTTGCCCTCGGGCGATACGGGATCAGTGAACAACAAATCGGAAGCATGACCCGGACGGAACTCGACGGCTACACCGAAGCGCTTGCCCGGTTACATGGAAAGAAAACCGGGCAAACCACCACCCGCACAACCCGCACTGTCAAATCGCAACGCCGGAAGAAAGTCGGCAAACGGAGATAATCCATGGCGCGTAACTTACAACTGGCGCTGCAGCTGCTTGCCCGTGACACCGGCTCCAAAGTGCTTAAGCAGGCGCTGCAGGGCATCAGCCGTGATACCAAAGCGGCGCAAAAGACCGATGACGAGCTGGCGAAATCCCGCCAGCAGAACTCAGCCACAGCGATTCGCGCCTCCCGTTCTCTGATTGAGGAATACCGCCGCGCCAGTTCGGCGCGATCAACTCTTGGCATTCGCTCAGAGCGTGAGATTCAGCGTGAAATACAGCAGACCATGGCGGCCTATAACCGCCTTACCCGCACAGGTATGCTGTCCGCGAATGAGCAGAACCGGGCTTTCAAGGCCATGACTGACAGGGTCAAAACGCTGCGGACTGAGCTTGGTGGCGTGAATGACTCAATGACGCGCATGCAGCGCTTCCGTGCTGCAGGTTCAACCGTGGCAGCAGTAGCCGGTGGGTTAACCGCTGCGGGTATGATTATTAAAGACCCGGTTCAGCGTCAGATGGCCTTCGAACGACGTAATGCAGAAATAGCCAACACTGCATATAACGAGCTGTCTGGACCTGAGCGTATTAAAAAAATCCCCGTTATCAATAACGCTATCCGCGATGCGGTGCGCTACGGTGGCGGTACGCCTGAAGCAGCACAGGATACGCTGAATGCTCTGTTTGCAGGTAGTCTTGATGAAAAGACGGCTATGAAAATATTGCCTGATATTACTCGTTATGCTTCAGCATCAGGTGCTAACCCACAAGACCTGGCTAAAATTGGTATCAGCGCTATAAAAAACTTTGACATTGATCCGAAAGACTTACCTACTGTTTATGATAAGTCGATTCGTTCAGGGGAAAATGGCAAGTATGAACTTGCCGATATGGCGTCATCTTTATCATTAACGCTCACCAAAGCTAAGAGTATCGGTATGTCTGGTCTTGGTGATTTTGATAAGATATTAGCCTTATTACAGGCAAATGCGGAAACAGCAGGTGATAACAGTGCTGCATCTACTAACGTAAATAATTTACTTGATAAAATCACAAGTGCTGATATTCAAAATACTTTGAAGAATTATAAATTCAGAGGGAAAGGTGGAAAGGCACTTGGTTACATTGACTATTTGGCTGAGCAAAAGACAAATGGGTTAAGTACACCAGATATCGTTATGAATGCCGTATCGGGGATTGTATCAGCAGATAAAAGAGTTCAAAAACTAAGGAGCGAGGCAAAGAAATATAAAGGCACTGATAAAGAAAGCGATATCCTCGCAGCTTTGGATATTGTTGTTTCTTCAATCACGTCAAAAATAATTGCTGACCAGCAAGCTAGTACTGCTTTGAAAACAAATATAATGAAGCGTGAGTTTATAAAAGATCAAATAAAAGGAACTGAGAATTCGTCCGGGGCTGGAGCTGCATCTTTTGAAGTAATGTCATCAACCAATGATTTTAAATCGCAACAATTTGAATCAGAGAAAATGTTCTCCGAGCAGGATGCAATGAAACCTCTTGCCGATTTATACGGTGATTTGACGTCAAAACTCACCGATTACGCTAAAGAATATCCAGAGCTAACCACGGCTATTTCTGGTGCCACCACTGGCATTAAAGCCATGACAGCGGCGGCGGTAGCTTTTGCTGGGCTAAACTTCCTTACTGGCGGCGGAATAAAGATGCCTGGTTCTTCTGGGGGCGGAGTGCCACCTGCAGGAGGCTCTGCTCTGGGCCGTACTTGGTCCGCTATTCGTGGCGCAGCCGGTAAGGTATTAGCTCCACTTGCTCTATATCAGGGCATGCAGGATGCACCACTCGTTCACATTGAGCGAGGCGATGCCGATGCGCGTGAACGGCTCAAGGTTGACAATTATTCCAGTGAGTCGGCACGCATGCTGGATGCAGTTAAAGCCCGCCCCGGATTGCTGGATGCCGTGGATGAGATCAAATCATGGTGGAATTCACCGGCCACAATGGGTCAAAACACACCAGCAACCACAGGCGTGCCGTCTTATCTGTTGCCCCAGCAGCAACAAAAATCTCAACCCATTAACTTCACCACAAAGCTGATTCTGGACGGTCGTGAAATTGCATCAGCGGTCAATGAATACAACGGCGATCAATCCGTTCGCGGCTCAACAGGAGGCCCGCAGTGAGCTGGGAAGATTCATTACAGGACGCCTCATTCAGGGGCATTCGCTTCGATGTGGTTAATACCCGTGACAGCGCCAGCCGCGACATTGCGACGTATGAGTATCCCTATGTGGACGGTGGTGACGTTGATGACCTTGGCCGCAAGCCTCGTAACCTGCGGATGACAGTCCTTTTCTGGGGCGATGATTACGATGTGCGGCTGCAGGCGTTTCTGGCCGCGCTGGATACTCGCGGCAGCGCGGAATTAATCCATCCCGTTTTCGGCTCCATGACGGGTATGCAGTGCATTGAGTATCAGGCATCGCATGAAGCGGAGAACGTTGATTACTGCGTTGTCGAAGTGGTCTTTATCCAGGGGGGGCTTAATCTGCCTTTCTTTGGCAGCGACTTCCCGCTGTCGAAAGCCGATATCATTTTCAACCAGGCGCAATCTGCTCTGGAGAAAGCCCAGACGGCTATCGACAATATCCTCTCGCCTCTGCGTACAGCGAAAAAGTGGATGAAGAAAGCGAAATCGCTGGCAACCACGACGCTGAATATGGTGACCGTGCTTAAGGGGGAACTGACGGGATTTGTCAGCACCACCTCGGATTTTGTTAATTACCAGAAAGCGTTCATGAATGACCTGCAGAGTGCGCTGAGCCTGACGTCGTTTCAGTCCAAATCAAGTGTCAGTAATAACCCCGGAAGCTATTCACAGTCCTCAGACGTTTCCGGTACAGCGGGCATCGTGATGGCCGACTGGAAGAATGGCCGTAATAATCTGCAGGATGTGGCCGCATTACCTCAGCAGATAGTGACCGGGCAAAAGACGGTTGCTGTTGCCGTTCCGGCAGGCTCATCAACCTCGGATATTACAGAGCTGGTAACGGCGGTAAAAATTCAGGTTGCGATCCAGCTGGCACTTGATGCTTCCGACATACTCAGTGACAGCAGCATCAGCGATATTTTGTCTCCTGTCGATATTGAGCAAATCACCAATGACACCAGGACGGCCATTCAGGAGGCAATCGACCAGACGCGGGACACCTTTGCTGCCGATACGCAAAACGTGAGCGCCGGTGAAACACCTGGTGGCGTGACCTGGCAACCCGTGGTTGAAGGTCTCAAGGATATCGCCCTGACCGTTCAGGAGCTGGGCGCAGCGGTTATTACCAGCAGACCACCACTGACCACGCGAGTGGTATTGTCCGACACCAACCTGCATTTGCTGGCCCACCTGTGGTACGAGGACTACACGCGCGCCGCCGAGCTGCTGCGCCTTAATCCGACACTACGTAATCCTAACAATATCAAAGCCGGTGACGTTCTGAATGCCTACTCAAGATAAAGATTCGCAGAATACAGTGAGCCTGGTTATTGATGGCAAAATCCATAGTGCATGGAGCCGCTATCAGATTGACTCCGATTTTCTGATCCCCTCCGATGCATGGAGCGTAACGCTTGGGCTGCCTGATGGTATTTTCCCTCCGGCCATTAAACGTGGTGTGCCGGTGCTGGTCAGGGTGGGTAATGATGTTGTCATGTCCGGTCGGGTGGATGTGGTTCAGCGCCGGGTATCCCGTCAGCAGGTCTCTTTATCGCTTTCCGGTCGCGATGGCGCAGCCGTGCTTGTTGACTGCGCTTCACCCGTTTTTACCTCCCGCCAGCTCAGTCTTGAAGAAGTGATCGCCCAGGTTGTCAGACCGCTGGGGATAGCGAACATCCGCATCGAGGCTGAATCATCCCTGCGTAATGACAAGGTCAGCGTGGAGCCCGGAGAACGTGCGTGGGATACCCTTGAGCGTGCAGCTGCTGCACGCGGGTTATGGCCATGGTTTGAGCCAGATGGCACGCTGGTAATTGGAGGGCCGGACTACACAAAAGACCCCGTGGCCACGCTTGTTCTGAATCGTGACGGTCGGGGGAATAATGTCCTCGATCTCAGTGACCGGTCATCGATTACCGGGGCGTTCTCTGAACTGACAATGCTGGCACAGGGACACGGCCAGGGGAAAAAGTCAGGAAGACTGGAAGTTATTGACGTTGATGACCAGAGCGCTGAGGCTGAAGACGATGATGATGCCGACGCAATTTATGACAGCACCGGCTCTGCAGAGAATGGCTTTCATGGCTTACGTAGTACCGTTCGCGACGGTACCGTACCTTTCTATCGTCCGCAGATTATGGTTGCCGGTGATGCTGATAATCAGGCGCAGGTTGATTATCGCGCGAGAAAGGCCATGGCTGACGCCCGTCTGAACGGGTTTGATCTGACGGCTATTGTTAAAGGCCATCGCATGGATAACGGTCAGTTATGGCAACCGGGCCAGCGTATACGTGTTCGAAGCGAGCCACACGGTATAGATGACATTTATTTCCTTATGGGAAGAGAGTTTTCAGGTGGACGGCCAGACAACACCATTACCACCCTGCGTCTCAAAGAGGACGCCATATGGATACCGGACGCTTATCCGAAAAAACGCAAATCACGTAAGCGTCGCGCCAAAGTAAATAAAGAGCTGGAGATTATCGATGTGGAACAAAATTGATTCTCGTATTAACACGGCGTTAAACCGTATAAGACAGGCCTTCAGGGGCGTTTTAATAAGGGTTAACAGCGGCGGTGATATTCAGACCATTCAGGGTAAAGGTCTGGCTACTGAGTCTCTGCAGGATGTGGAGATGTTCCAGCAGTACGGTTTTACATCCAACCCGCCCAGGGGGACTAAAGCGATTATGCTCCCGCTTAACGGGCGCACCAGTCATAGCGTGGTGATTGCCACGGAACACGCTGCATACAGGCTAAAGAGCCTGAAAAGTGGTGAGCTTGCCATTTATTCTGATGAAGGCAGCAACATTATTCTGAAGCGCGGAAAAATAATTGAAGTAAACTGCGATGAATATATCGTTAATACTAAAAAGCACACGGTGAATACCGAACAACATATTGTTAATACCAAAACGTATAAAACCACAGCCTCAGAGCGGGCAGATTTTGATACACCATTGCTGAAAGGCAGTAATGAAGTCGCTGACGGCAAGTCTACGCTGAACACCATGCGTGAGACTTATGACGGCCACGACCATGACCACGGCGGCGACGCAGGCACAACGCAGAAACCTAATCAGCCAATGTAATTTATGGTAACGTAGGTTCTCCTTCAAAAGCATTACCCACTGAACCCCTTCACCGATAATTTAATTTTCCATGCCGATAGTATTACGGCATGGAAATGTTGATTGATCCAACGACCGGTGATTATACCGGCGACAGCTCAGACTCTTTAGCGAATGCCGTCTACTTACGGCTGATGACGCCCCTTGGCTCATGGTGGGCTGATCCAACTCTGGGCTCTCTTCTGCATACACTCCGCCGCGAAAAGGATGTTTCCCGCGTTCAGAAACTCGCGGTGCAGTATTCGCAGCAGGCCCTGCAGCCGATTATTGACGACGGTCGCGCCCAGTCCATTTCCGTTACTGCAGAGCACTGGCAAAAAGGCTGGATGCTGCTTCATATCACCGTCATGTCCGCGAGCGGAACGCCGCAGACCTGGAAATATCCGGTTAAGGTCAGCTGATGCCATTCATTACCAAAAATGCCGCGCAAATACGCACTGACATTCTGCGGGATATCAAAAATCTCCTGCAGTTGTCAGATGATAAGCTGGGCCCGGACAGCGACTGGTACATCAGGGCATCGAGTGTAGCCAGCGTTGCCGAGGGGCTTTATCAGCATCAGGGATGGATAGTCCGTCAGATCTTCCCGGATACTGCTGATTCGGAATTCCTCTATCTGCACGCCCGTTTACGTGGTTTAAGCAAAAAAGCAGCCAACAGCGCCTCCGGGCCTGCCACGTTTACCGGCGAACCGGGCGCGGTGGCCGCTGCCGGTCTTGTGTTCAAACGCGACAGTGTTTCGTGGACAACAACCGAAGATATTATTGTCGGGGCAGATGGAAAATCATCGGTAAACGCAGTGTCTTCTCAGGCCGGAACCACTGGTAACACCACCTCCGTCACATCGGCCACGCTGACCACTACACCTGACGGGTTTGACAGCACAGTGACAGTCGGTCTGATGACTGGCGGGACGGATGAGGAAACGGATGCAGAGCTGCTTGCCCGTCTGCTTGAAATCATCCGCCGACCTCCTGCAGGCGGTAATAAATATGATTACAAACGCTGGGCGCTGGAGGTATCAGGCGTATCCGCCGCATATGTTTACCCTTTGCGGCGGGGGCTGGGTACCGTTGATGTCGTGATCACGTCTGCAGGTGGGCTGCCGTCTCAGGATGTGATCGACAGGGTGCAGGCTCACATTGACGATGTCCGGCCTGTTACAGCAAAAAACACGCTGGTGCTCATGCCTGTCATCCGTACATTTGACGTGCTCGTGAAGGTATCACTGGAAGGCATCACCCTTGCAACCGCCAAACAGGAAGTCACCGCAACGCTGGAGGATGATGACTCACGCCGTGAGCCTGGGGTGGCTTTTATTCGCAGCCAGGCGGGGACATTAATTTCTCTAATTCCGGGTATCACCGACTATGACATCGTTACACCATCGGCAAATATTCAACCGGTAATCGATGCCACGAAAGTCGAATGGCTCAGATTAGGAAATGTTGAGGTAGAGCTGCTATGAGCTACTTCACGCTGTTAAATCGCCTGCTGCCACTCATTTCGTACAGTCCGGGTCAGCCCCTGCTTGATGCATCATTGCGATCAGAAGCAGGCGTGTTTGACACTCTCGATACGTCTGCAGGACTTGTCGAAGGTGGCGTTACTCCATTTTATGCCCGCAGCCTTTTATCTGACTGGGAGCGTGTTCTTGACCTTACTCCTGCTGAAGATGCCACATACCAGCAACGCCAGCAGCGTGTTCTGGCTAAACTGGCCGAGGTCGGCGGCCTCAGTATTCCGTACTTTATTCAGTTGGCCAGTAACCTTGGCTACATCATCACAATTGATGAACCGCAACCTTTCAGAGCGGGTGTTAACCGCGCCGGTGATCGCCTCTGGGTTGAAGACATTATCTGGGTCTGGCGCATCAATATTCAGAACTCAGGAACGCAATCCTATCGCTTTCGCTCAGGCAGTTCAGCTGCAGGTGAGCGCCTTACTACCTTTGGTGATCCGGTTATTGAAGAAGTTTTCCGCGATCTCAAACCAGCCCATACATTTTGCTACTTCGCATATCAGGAGAATGAATAATGCGGCCCTTAATGCCACCGGTGCAGACGCCGGATAATCTTTTCCATGATGGTAATCCGCTCACAGGTGAGTTGGGGACCATTGTTGATGCTGAGCATCTGAATAACGTGCAGGGGGCTGTCAGAGATGCGCAGTCGGAGCTTATTACTGTCCTGACCGCTGCCGGTATTAATGTTGATCCATCTAAACAAAACCAGTTGTTAACAGCACTTAAAGCGCTGTTACTGAGTCGCTCAAATCCATTTGCTGATATCAAATCCGATGGTGCGGCTGCTATTGCTACCGCTCTCTCAAACCTTGGTTTA